GAATTACTAGATTAGCAGCACAGGGTCAATAGTATGTCACTAGAAGAAGAACTACCCAATTTACAAATACTACCACAGGAAGAACCACTAGATGATTTGCCTGATCTTCAAGTAGTATCAGACGATATAGTACAGGGAGAACTGCCTGAAGAAGTGCAAGAAGAAGAGGAGGAGGAAGAACTACCTGATCTAGAGCCTGTAACTATAGAGATGGGAGAGATGGATGAGTTAGACATTGTACCTCCACCACCTATATCTAGGGCAGTTAGAGACTTACCACCACAAGCTATAACACCTAAAGCACGTTCTTTAACAGCACCAGTACAAGAACGACAAGAGGATGACTCAACTAAATTATCTGTAAAAGAATGGTCTAACGATCCAGTTAGAATGGAATTATTGCGTGAGTTTTTTGAGTCACGGTACGGTGTAGAGGGTAAACAAAAAGCTGATGAGACAGATGAACAATACTTTGAAAAATTTCTTACGTATAAGAGAGCACTAGAAAATAACTTTATTAATTTAGGTCAGGAGGTAGATTGGATACGTAGAGCAGACGTAGAGGACAGAGATAAGTTAGTAGACCTATACATTGACGTAGAAAATAACATACCTAACTTTTATGAAGAAGGTGGTGGTGATGCTAAGAGTGCTCTGTTTGATTACTTTTGGTACAATATATCTGATCCCATATTACTACTTACAGGTGGAGTGGGTAAGTTCTTTGGAAAGGTAGGTATAGATACTGTTAAGAAAACTCTAATAGCTAAAGGTAGAAGAGCAGCTTTAGAACAGGCTAAAAAAATAGGTTTTAGAAAAGGTTTAATAATAGGTGGAAGTGTGGAAGGTACAGGTGAAGCAGCCAGAAACGTAGGAGTGCAACGTGTACAACAGGCTCATCTAGATTTTCCAGATGTTGAGATAGATGCTGTTGGTCCTATAGTTAGTGGACTAACAACTGCTGCCATAGCAGCTCCAACTTACGGATCAGTGGTAAAAGGAGAATATACAGATTTAGTAAACCGTAAACTACGTAGGAAAAAAGAATTATCTGACGCTAGAAAAGAATATAAAAAGAAAGAGGGAGATGACGTTGCATCTGATAAGATAATTGAAAACATAAACAGAAAAAAACAAGATGAATTAATTGATGCAGATGCAGATGATCTAGAACTTATTAATCCTATAGACGGTAAAAAAATGATAGATGATCTAGCAGATGTAGATAACCTAGATTTGCTAGACGGTAAAGTTAAAAACGATATATTAAAAAGAATTACAACCGTTGCTGAAACAATATTTAGAGAATACGAAGCAACGGACCGTGTTCAACAGTTAGCTAACGACTTAGGCTATTCACAACACGATTTCTTAAAATTAAAAATAAATAAAATGGTAACAGAGATTGCTAAAATGACTCAGGCTAGAAAGTTAGATCCTGACCTGCTAGATAAAGGGTTAGCAAAAGCAGGGATAGATGCAGAAACTTTTGAAGCGATGGCAGCAGTATCTTTTTCAGAGGGTGGTCAGGCTATTGGTATGTTAGGACCACTAGGAAAAAGAGTCATGGCATATAGAAAACAGAATAAAGAGTTTGCTGAAGCAATGGATCAGCTAACCATGAATAAAAAGACAACTAGTAATAACTGGTTTGTGAAAGGTCTAGAAGGTTTAAAAAGATTAGACCGTGAAGGTAGAGCACTTGCTGTTATTCAGCTAGGAACCACAGCAGCAAACATAACATCTCTGTTTGCGACACAGACATTACAGATGGGTGCTAATGCATTTGAAACAACTGTGCATCATCTTGGAAGATCATTTCATTCATTAGCAACTGGTGAAGCATCTGTTGCTAAGACACTTACTGGATTTCAAAACGTAGTCAAAGATACATTTGCACCATTATTGTTTTTAGATAACGCACAACTAGCACAAGAAATGACAGAGTATCTATTGAAGTACAATCCTAGTATAGCTAGGACAATAGATAGATCTATGAGTGGGTTTGATGCTAATACAGGGTTAAGTAAATTTACTACATTTGCAAACCATTTAAACATGGTTGTTGATGTGTACGGTAGAAGAGCACTATTTGCAGCTCATGCGGATAAACAACTTAGAAGAGTAGGCATGAGTTTTGATGAACTTGTAGCTAGGAATGGAGAAGTACCTACTGATGTGCTTAAAGTATCTGCACGTGAGGCAATGAAAGGTACGTTTGCTGCTATGCCTAGAAGTTGGAAACAGGGTGGTGGTGCATTGGAGGGATTAAGTCATGGTGCTGTTAGGTTAGTAGAGGCACTTCCTTTTGTACCCGGCATAGGAACAGGGCAGTTTCCATATGCTAGATTTACTGTAAATGCTATAGCACATCAACTATCCTATAGTCCAGCAGGGTTTGCTGTTGAGGCTGTTAAAACTGCTGGTAGAGTGGGTGGTAAGTTAAGAGACAGACATCTTGCAAGTAATGGTGTTACAAACCTAACACAGAAAACATTGAGAGATCATGGTAAAGAAATGATGGAGGCTACTAGCCCAATAGAACTGCAACAGGCACGTGATCGTTTAGGGAAAGGTATAGTCGGTCTAGGTTTAACATATGCTGGAATTAAATATGCAGAGTATTTAGACGTAAACAATGAGAATGTTCCCCCTACATCTATAAAATCTTTTGGTAAAGATGGTAGAGTTGCAGACATGCAGAGGTTTTGGCCTATAGGTGCTTACCTAGCAACAGGTAGAATACTGTATCAAATAGCAAAAAACAAAGATGAAGGTGTGGCGTTAGCCACAGGGGTAGATTTTGCTGAGTTTGCTAAAAACTTTAGTGGTGTTAGGTTTAGAACAGGTGACTACATGGGAACAGCAGAGCAATTAATAAAACTATCACTAGAGGCATTGGGTCCAGATGGTAGCTTAGATAAGGTTGCACAAGAAAAGATAGCAGATAAAATAGGTAACTACATAGGAGATGTGACAGGCAGACCTTTAACTGGATTAGGATTTATATCTGATGTGTTAGCATTCTTTGATGATCAAGAAGCCGTTGTAAGAGATCCCGGTCAAATAGAAGGGACAGGTTTTGGTGAAAGATTTGTTGATGCTGTAGGTAATAGATACACATATCGTATACCTATACTAAAACAAACCTTGCCTAAACGTGAGCTTACCACAAGAGCAGATGACAGATTTAGACAAGACCCATTTCTAAGAGCTTTCTTTGGTACTACAACCTATGAGCAGTACAACGCTGTAGAAAGAGAGCTTAAAAAGCATAACATAAAAGATTTTACAATAACAATAAATACAGGTGATAAGGTAGCTGCTAGTAATGTTAATAAATATCTAGGTCCATTGATTGAAAGAGACTTAACTAAATTAATAGAGTCCAATACATACAAAAAACTATCTAGACCAAGACAACAAAATGAAATACTACAGAGAATCAGTGGATTAAATGAGATAGCTAGAATATTAGGAGAGACAGCAGCTAGACAAGTGGTAGGTCCAAGTGGAGGTCCAACTGCTTTTAGTAGAGGTGCATGGGTAAAGACTAGTAGCAGAGGTAGAGCACTAGCAAACGATGTTTACAAAACTATGTATGGTAGAGATGTGGCAGAACAACAAGAGGTTGAACCCGATGTTGACCACTTGTTGAACGCCTCTAGAATAGCTAAAAGAATACTAAGGTATTAACGCTTATCACCACTACCCTGTAGTGTGCCTTTCTTTAGCCTAGCTTCTAACTTTTCTTTATTCTGTGCAGCAATCACACCAAGTGACATATTTAAATCTGATGCCAGTGCTGCACAATACCACAGTACATCACCTATCTCTGATGCTAACTGCTCCTTCCAATCACTAGGCATCTTATCCTCACCATCACGTACAATCTTTTTGACTTTGTTGGCTACCTCACCTGCCTCACCAACGAGTCCTAATGCAGGGTATGTTATCTTGTATTGATCAGGATATATTGCTGTAGTCTTTGCTATCTTTTGATAATCATTAAAATCTAACATAGCATATCTCTCCTTTAACCAGTTAATTGCTGACTGTTCTAGACTGCTCTTCATACTTTACCTTTCTCATATTCTCAAAGTAGGCTTTGTTATAGCCTCGCTCCCATTCTCTATATTGCATAGAGTTATGCCTGTATGGGTTGGTATACTTAGCACCTCTTTGAAAGGCATGATAACCTTTCTTAAACTGTATCTTCAGAGGTGCATCGTTTTTATTTAAGTTCCTTCTCATTCTGTCTCCTAGCTAGGTTGATCTAAGTCAGTGATAGCCATGTTGTAGCAATCAGACCTAACAACAAAGTTATTGTCACCGTCCTTATCACCTTTTTTCTTAAATACAGCGTTCTCAAAGTACTCTGCTTTATTCTTACTTCCTAAAAACCATGCAACACTAAGGTCTTTCTTAACACGTACAAATGCATATATGTCACATTTCTGTTTTGTATTTAATTTAGCGACAGAACATTCATAGTAGCTAAGTGGAGGAACACTTGTTTGTTTTGTTTTTACGTCTACTGTCTGTCCATTATCAAGTACAATGTCATAGTCATATGTGTTTGACCATTCACCACCCATTACCTGTAACGCAACTTGCTCCCCTATAAAACCTGCCAGTGTACCTGCACCATTTAGTATAGACTTGTTTAATCTGCCCATTTCCATAGTTTTGTGCTTTGCTTTAACCACCATATCATCTGTTATATCTACTGCTATCATAACATACTCTCCTTTAATTAGTTAAGTCTACTACCTCACAAACACCTGCTGAACATGCTAAGTCTCTAGCACCAGTAGTGCCATCCTCTTTCTCATAGTCAGACAGTTTGCTCCAATCAATCTTAGTAGGCATACGTGCTACCATCTCTAAGCATGTCTCTTTGTTTACCTCTTGATAGGGTGCTTGTTTGTATACGTGTTCGCTGTGGGGTAGAAAGCTGATACCTGACACATCATCGAAGTGCTCATACACCCATGCTCCTACATCCATCCATTCATCTTTACGCACAGATATAGTGACAGATGGTTTGTGCTCACACCAGTAGTTCTGGTAGATCAGCCATATATTTAACTGGTCTATTGCAGTCATATCATCACGTACCATAGCACTCTTTGGTGTTACTGTAGGAAAACTAAACACTGTAGTCTCTAGTGGCTTAGTAACATCAGGCTCATTTGGTATGCCCATGTCCATCATAAACTGTGTCATAGGATCTTTGTTATCTGCACGTACAGTTCTAATGTAGTACCTGCTATGCCTTGTGTGTATGCCACTAGCACTATCAACTAGCTGTGACACAGTGCCTGATGGTTTAACACAGGTGATGGCAGTGGATACACTGATGCCTAGCTTCTTTGCCATGTCTTTGTTTGTGTCTACTGCTACCTTCTTTAGTTCTGTCAGCACTTTCTGTAGACTATTCTGACTACCATTTAGTAGTGGGCAGTCCATGATGCCTGTAAGAGACACACCAAGTAGTCTTTCTTCTTCTGTATTATCTTTCCATACCTTACGTAGATATTTAAAGTTAGTCAGTGTAGACTGCATAGTGCCTAGTATGGTTGCATACTTAACCTTTCTCTTGAGACTATCCAACGTATCTGTTTCACGTGCAACAACCTCTGATAAGTTACAGAACTGATATGGTCTTAGTATTATCTCAGAGCAAGGGTTACATCCAAACGTGTGCTCAGTATCTCTCCTGCCACTTTTAGATGCCTGTTTTATTGCTGACTGCCTGTTGAATATGCCACGCTCACCTGACTGACTTTCATACAGAGATAGCCACTCACGCATGAATGTACCCATGTCTGGTTTTTGTGCATATGCTACACTATTGTTAGCTAGTGCACGTTGTCCTTCATGCTCCCACCATTGTCCTGACTTAGCATGTCTCATCTGATCATCTTCAATATCAGACAGACTGATA